GTGAGGTGGGTGGCGAGCTGCGCTTGCTCGGTCGCCCGTACTTCTGGAGTGGATCGACCAATCCCCAGTTCCGGCCACAGTGGCCTCAGTCGACAGAGCCGATGCACACGATCATCGCGTCATCGCATGCACAGTGGAGGATCGAAGTGGCCGAGATGACCGTGGCAGATGAGGCGGCGCTGGCTGTGACCGAGCGACCGGACAAGCCGCCCTACAAGGTGCCGACGATGGACGAGGTGCGCGCCGTCCCGTGGAACGGTCTGACCGTGGCCTCGACCTTCTCGGGCGCTGGCGGATCGTGCACCGGCTACCGGATGGCCGGCTACCGGGTGGTCTGGGCGAACGAGTTCCAGGCCGACGCAGCCGAGTCCTACAAGGCCAACGCCTCGGAGCACTGCTACCTGAACACCGACTCGATCCGCCAGGTCGACCCGGCCGACGTCCTCCGGGAGTCCGGTCTCGAGCGCGGGGAGCTCGACCTGTTCGACGGATCGCCGCCGTGTCAGAGCTTCTCGACCGCCGGCAAGCGCCACAAGGGCTGGGGCGAGATCGAGGCGCATGCTGATGGCACCACGCAGCGCTCGGACGACCTGTTCTTCGACTACGCCCGGCTCGTCGAGGGGGTCCAGCCGAAGGTGTTCGTCGCCGAGAACGTGACCGGCATGGTCAAGGGCGCGGCCAAGGGCTACTTCAAGATCATCCTCCAGGCCCTCAAGGACTGCGGCTATGAGGTTGTCGCTCGGGTGATCGACGGTTCATGGGTCGGCGTGCCGCAGGCCCGGCAGCGACTGATCTTCATCGGCGTCCGCAATGACCTGGTGGCCAAGGGCTTCCGCCCGGTGCACCCAGCACCGTGGCCGTTCCAGTACACGATCGCCGACGCCTGCCCCTGGCTAGCCTCGAGGCCCAACACCCCGGCCGCCGTACTGGCCACCGGCACCGAGTCCTCCAACTCCGGCAACACCTTCCCCGCCGAGCACAGGCCAGCTCCGACGGTGAGCGCTACCGGGCAGTCGGTCGGCGGTGCCTACGACCACGGGGTCTACGGCGGAGGCCTGCCCTCGGACCCGGGCGCGGACGAGATCGACTCTGTGATCCAGCCGCACGACCCGGAGAACGCCTTCTCACGGCGCTGGGACCCGATCCTCGCTGCGAAGTACAAGGGCGGCGTGCACCCGGCTGACCTCACCGAGTACGAGAGGGCCTACCTCTGCGCCCCGCCGGCCGACGTCGTCGAGGGCATCGATCCGGTGGACGCCGAGATCCGCACGAGCTCGGAGTCGCTGCGCCGGAAGTGGGAGACCCTCGTGCCAGGTGAGGGCCACGAGAAGGCGTTCAACCTGCGACGCTCCTCGCCCGACGAGCCCAGCGGCACGATCCTCGCCATGTGGGGCAACGGCTCGGTGCACCAGGTCATGCCGCCGTTCACCTCTCGGCGGTTCACGATCCTCGAGGTGAAGCGCCTGTGCTCCTTCCCCGACGACTTCATCCTCACCGGCTCCTTCTCCGCCCGCTGGGCCAGGCTCGGCAACGCGGTGCCGCCCCTGATGATGAAGGCCGTGAGCGAGACCATCCGTGATGAGATCCTCCTGCCCATCCGAGAGCTGGAGTCCTGATGCACCCGTGCCCGGTCTGCCATGACAAGGAGGGCCAGACCCACCCGACCGGCCCGACCTCTCCGTGCCCGGACTGCTCGGTCGCCGGTTGGGCACTGGTCAATGCTGGCCCCGCTGCCTTCGACACCTGGGATGGCTCAGATGAGCAGCGCCGATGGGGCGAGAACGTCGGCTGCCTGCCCATGCTGGTCTGGGTCGTCGCCTTCTGGGCAGGGTTCACCATGCTCGCGTTGAGGTTGATCCGATGACCGTGGCTCAAGGCCCATGGTCCGGGCCGGCGGTAGTCCAGACCGCCGAGCAGCCCAGGGGCCGATGGTGGAAGCGGGTGGATGGCGTGCTCTGGGTCTGGTGCGGCGACGGCCGCCTGCGCCGAGCTCCGGTAGAACCGGTCGAGCTCAAGTGGCCGCTGCCCGATCGCCCGCCGAACGTCGACCGGATCACCTGCGCGCTCGACCTCAGGATGATGGATGGCCCCGAGGTGGACGAGGCGCTCGGCGTGGCTGACGCTCTCGACACCGTGGTGGATGCCTGGGAAGCAGGCGAGGCCGTGCCAACCCAGGACGAGATCCGACGCCTGGCCAGGCTCACCGGAATGCTGCCAGCCTGGTTCTACAACGGCTCACTGCCCAAGGCAGACCAGGCCTTCGTGTGCAGGATGGGGGGATGACCATGACCGAGGAAGCAGTCCGGCCCGGCCGACCACCGAAGCTCTCGCCCACGCTGACCCAGGCCATCGTGAACAACGTCCGGATGGGCGCTCCGCTGCACCTCGCTGCCCGAGCCGCCGGCATCGGATACAGCACCTTCAAGCGCTGGATGGCAGAGGGCGCAGACCCCGAGGGGCGAGACGAGTACAAGGCCTTTCGGGCCACAATCGAGGAAGCCCGCGCCCAGACCGCCGTGAGAATGGTCGGCCTCGTGTCCCGAGCAGCAGCCAACTCGGTGCGTGAGTGGCGAGCAGCGATGACCTGGCTGGAGCGCGCCTACCCCGAGGACTTCGGCCCCAAGCAGACCCACGAGATCACCGGCGCTGGTGGTGGGCCAGTCGCCGTGATGTCCCACACCGACGTCGTGCGGCTACGTGAGGCGCTTCTGGAGCGGGCTGAGGTGGTCGAGACGACTGCCCGCGAGCTGCCGGCCGGCGCCCAGGACGATGACGGATAGGCCAGCCATCCAGGTCATCCCTGACGATCTGCTCGCCCTGGCTGATCCCGAGGAGGTGGCTGCCTACCGGAGCTACCTCGCCCAGGAGGCAGGCCAAGGGGACATGGGATACGAGGCCTGGCTGATCGGGATGTTCCCAGCCTTCGCCTCGTCGCCGCTGGCCGAGCACCACCGGGCGCTCTGGGCATGGTTCTGGGAGCTGACGCCGGGCCACCGCCCGCACCCAATGGTCGGGATCCTCGGCCGAGGCGGTGCGAAGTCCACGACCGCTGAGCTCGGGGCGATCGCGGCCGGGTTCCGAAGGGCGAGGAAGTATGCGCTCTACGTCTCAGAGACCCAGGAGCAGGCCGACGACCATGTGGCCAACATCGCCGGCGCGCTCGAGTCCCCGGAGTTGGAGCGAGCAGCGCCCGACCTGTGCGAGCGGATGGTCTCGAAGTACGGCAACTCGAAGGGCTGGCGCCGCAACCGCCTGCGCACGGCAAGCGGGTTCACCGTCGACGCCATCGGGCTCGACACCGCGGCGCGCGGCATCAAGATCGAGGAGGCGCGGCCGGACCTGATGATCCTCGACGACATCGACGGCGAGCACGACACGTCGAACACCGTGGAGAAGAAGATCCGCACGCTCACCCGGAAGATCCTCCCGGCCGGCTCCACGGACTGCGCCGTGATCGCCATCCAGAACCTCGTGCACGATCAGTCGATCTTCGCTCGGCTGGCCGGCACCGCTGATGAGCCGGCCGACTTCCTGTACGGGCGCACGGTCATCGGACCGATCCCGGCGGTGGAGGACCTCGAGATCACGATGGGAGCAGAGGGCCCGGTCATCATGGGCGGCGAGGCGACCTGGGAGGGGTTCGATCTCGTCGCCTGCCAAGGCCTGCTCGAGGAGATCGGCGAGACCGCCTTCCTGGCCGAGTGCCAGCACGAGACGACCGAGCGCCCCGGCGGGATGTTCTCCCACCTCGACTGGCCCTCGATCCGGATCACCGAGGCCGAGCTCCCCGAGCTCACGAGGACCACGGTCTGGGTGGACCCGGCGGTGACCTCGACCGACAGCTCGGACTCCATGGGGATCCAGTGCGACGGGCTCGGAGCTGATGGCCTGTTCTACCGGCTGTGGTCGTGGGAGGCCGTGACAACCCCGCTCGACGCGATCACCCGAGCGATCCGTAAGGCGGCCGAGTGGAACGCCGACACGGTGGGCGTCGAGACCGACCAAGGCGGCGACACCTGGGAGGTCGTCTTCCGGCAGGCGCTGACCGAGCTCACCGCCGCCGGCCTCGAGTTCGACGGGCCGCCGCCACGGTTCAAGCAGGAGAAGGCAGGTGCAGGCCACGGCCCGAAGGCAGCGCGCGCTGCACTGATGCTCGTCGACTACGAACGCCGACGGTTCCGCCACCTCGAGGGCACGCACCCGACGCTTGAGGGCGCGCTGTTCCGCTTCCCCAAGACCAAGCCCTACGACCTCACCGATGCCTGCTACTGGGGATGGCGCGACCTGGGCGGCGGCAAGAAGCCGAGGAGCAAGGCGAAGGCGAGCTCGGCGGCCAAGCGCTCGATCGGCAACGTCCAGACCCGCTGAGCCCGGCCGGCGTCCGAGGCCCGGTAGGCCGAGCGCGCCGAGCGCGAGCGGCCGCTGCTGTCGGGCTGATGAAGGGCAAGGCACCCAAGGCATCCGGGCCGCCTGTCTAGTGAAACTTGACGCGGTGTCGCAGGTCGTGTCTATAATTACTGTATGAACGACACGCAGAACACCGACACCCCGAAGACCAAGGCCGAGTGGCTCGCCGCATGCGGCGCCCGCAAGCTGGACCGCAGCGAGGTCGTGGCCATCGCCAACGGCTCCACCGCCCGCAAGATCGCAGGCAAGTGATGAACCTCTCCACGACGATCGACGCCGAGACCGGCGAGCACACCATCACGGCGATGTTCGCCGGTGAGACCTACACCGTGACCAGCGACCGGACGCTCCAGTCTTGGCACTGGACCTCCCTCGGCGAGACCGGCACGGTTGCGTGCTGGCCCGCACCGCTCAAGGCCCACTGGGCCGCGCAGGACGTCATCAGCGCGGTTCGCCGCTCGGCCTGACGTCCCACCCCCGACGTACCATCAACCCAGAGCACGACGAACAGGAGCACGACGACATGGAGCACACGAACACCATGGAGCTGAACCCCGAGCCCGGGATCACGATCACGATCGAGAGGCGCGAGCGGCCCTACTACGTCTACCCCAAGAACGGGCGCGCGTACCTCTCGCACTCATGGCGCGAGCACACCCGCAAGACGCGGGTCCACGTCTGGCCGAAGAACGAGTCGGTCCTCGAGAACCTCGTCGTCCGCCACTCTCGCCCGGTGCGTGAGTGGGGCAAGGTCGTTCGGGAGCGGGTGTTCCCCGTGCTCGGCATGACCGGCGAGAAGATGAGCTGGAGCCAGAAGGCGGGGTGCTCCTGCGGGTGCTCGCCGGCCTTCGTCCTCGACGGCTACCTGTTCGCCGATGGCGTCAAGCACGGCGGCGGCGGCGGTCTTGACGGCGTCCACGACATCACCGTCACGATCGACTTCGCCCTGCTCGAGATCCCGACGGCCGTGGCCGACACGAACTCCCTCGGCCGGGCTGCCCAGCTCGCCGCCGATGATCTCATGGCGAAGCTCATGAAGGCGGCTGTCTGATGTCCTCCACCCAGATCACCATCGTCCTGCCGCGTTGGGTCGACTTCGACACCGAGCCCGTCTGGCAGTTCTGCATCTACGACAGCAACGAGCGCTCCATCCACCGGGGCGAGATCAACCACGACGGGATCACCGCCCTGCTCACGAGCACGGACCGGCGCTCGGCTGTGTTCGTGGCCGACGTCGACTTCGATCCTCGGCACGGCGGCATCCGCTGGCCGGCTCGGCTCGCCGATCTGATCCCGGACCAGCCCGAGTCCTGGATCGATGACGGCCTGCACGTCGACGACGTCACCGCCGACTACAAGGCGGGTTCGTGATGAGCGCGCCGGAGACCGACGTTCCGGACATGGTCTGGGCGGTCTGGGTGGGTGGCGAGGAGTTCCACTTCGTCGCCGAGCTCGACGAGGAAGCCGAGAAGATGAACGGCCGGGCGGTCTACGCGACCGAGCAGTGCGGCGCCTGCGGTGGCCATCGGCTCACCGTAGAGATCGCGACCGGCTTCCCTCCCGGCCTGGTCGTCCCCGCCGTCTTCTGCGACGACTGGGAGGACGTCATGGCTGGGACCACGGTCGCCGGCTGCGGCATCCGCTACCAGGCGGTCGTGAAGGCTCAGCAGGCGGTGGTGTTCTGATGGCCAAGAAGCGGAAGCCCGGCAATCCGAGGAACCGCACTGGCGGGCGCGTCACGGTGGCACCGCCGACGAAGGCCGAGCGCGAGGCCGAGGCCAGGCGCCGCGAGCTCGCTGCCCAGCGTCGGGCCGCGGCCATCGCTGCCCTCGACCCCGAGGCTCGGCGCGCCCTGTACGTCGAGCTCGGCGGCAACCTCGAGGATCTGGCATGAGCGCGCTGCCCTGGGTCTTCGACGACGGCGGGCGGGCAGGAGCAGGCTTCGCCACGGCCAACGACGCCGGCGACTGCGTGTGCCGGGCCATCGCCATCGCGACCGACCTGCCCTACTCCAGGATCTACAACCTCCTCGCTGACCAGGCCGCTGCCCATGGAGGCCGGCGCTCGGCGCGCGATGGCGTCAAGCGGAAGGTCTACGACGCCGTGCTGAGCGAGCTCGGGTGGGAGTGGATGCCGACGATGGCCATCGGCTCGGGGTGCACGGTGCACCTGGCCGAGGGCGAGCTCCCCGCCGGGCGGCTCATCTGCCGGCTCTCCAAGCACATCGTCGCCGTGGTCAATGGCATCGTGCACGACACCGATGACCCGGGCCGCGAGGGCACGCGCTGCGTGTACGGGTACTGGAGGCCGGGCTCGTGAGGCGCGCCGACGTCCTGTTCGCTGCCTGGTGCCTGCTCCTTCTCGTGGCTGTCGGCACCTCGGTGCCCGGTCTCCTGAAGGTGTCCGCCCTGGTGTGCACAATTGCATCAATGTTCCACGCGGCCGACGTCTGGTGGGAAGCCACCGAGCTCGGCGAGCACGACACGGAAGGAGCCCTCTGATGGGCCAGTATCACGAGATCTTCGCCGCCATGCCCGACGGCACGGTCGAGACGATCGATCATTACGCTTTCGGTGCCGGCGCCAAGCTCGGCGAGCAGTGCTACCGGGACAGCCCCTACATCGCCGCCGTCGGCCTGCTCGCTGCCGATCGCTGGCGCGAGGCCAAGCTGATCGTTGTGGGCGACTACGCCGCAGACCAGCCCGCTCCCGAGGGGATGCCTGACGACTGCCCCACGTGGTACGGCGCCTCGCTCTCCCACGGCGGTGACGGCCTCACGGCCCTCGAGGTGGTCGACGTCACCGAGTTCGCCGTTGGCCTGGTGGGTGAAGCCGCCGGCTGGTCGTTCAACGACAACAACGGCCTCGGCTGGAAGGACATTGGCCCCAACCCCCGCTTCGAGGAGTTCAAGGCTGGCTGGCTGGACATGCCCGGCGAGGACGTGCTCGTGGCGATCGACCGCGGCGAGTTCATTCGGCCCGAGAAGCTCGACAGTTCGAGGGCCGGTCTGGTCATGCCGCTCGCCGGTGCTGCCTGGGCCGCGGCCGTAGGGATGCTGGCCATCTCCGATGGTCATGGTGGTGGTGACCTGTGCATGGAGCCGGCTGGCCGCTGGGCCGGGAGCCGCCTGCAGGCGATGCCTATCGCCCAGGTCGCGCTCACCGGTGCCACGGACGTGACCGACTGGGTGCTCGGTGCAGACCGCATCGGGTGGATCATGGGGCGCGACTGATGGGCGATCGTTCCGCAGCCAGCGTGGTCATCCTGACCGAGGACCCCGAGAAGTGGGAGGCCGCCCACGCGATCGTGCTCGACCACGGCTTCGACCAGAAGTACGTCGACGAGCCGCCGAGCCCGGGCGTCGAGCTGTTCAACGAGGAGGTCGGGATCGGGATCGCTGGAGATATGGCCCCCGAGCTCGCGGCCGTCGGCGTCGCCTTCCGGATCTGCCAGGACGGCAAGTACGAATACGACGCCGAGGTCGCCTATGGTCAGCCCGGTCAGGGATGGCAGACGGCTACCGGCGACCAGGCGGGCACCGGCGAGGTGTTGGTCCCCGGTAGGGAACTGGATGGCCTCGTGGCCGATCTGAGGCGGATCGTGCAGGAGGGCGAGGACGAGGGTGTGCCGATGAACGATGTGGCCGCCGTGGCCGACGCGATCGACAGGCTCACGCTTGCCGACCTGCGCCGGGCCTTCGACGAGGTCGAGGTGATCTCGTGAGCGCCTTCATGGTGCCCCACTCGTCGTGCTACTGGTCGGGCTGCGGGAAGCCGGCCACCTACAAGGTCGCTCGATCGGGGACCGACGTGATCGGCCACTACTGCAAGAGTCACGCCACCAAGAAGGTGAAGGAGCTGAACGATGGGTGAGCTCCCCGAGCCGGCGAGGCCCGAGCCGCTCACGGCCGCCGAGCTCCACGAGTACGCCGAGATGATGAGCGCCGACGGATGGGCCGACGACCTTGTGGCTCGGACGCACGCGACCGCTGACCACCTCGCCGAGTACCTGGCCGTCGAGCGAGCTCGAGTCGCCGAGCTCGTCGCTGCCGAGGTGCGCGCCGGCGGATGTGGTCGAGGGTTGCTCGTCGCCATCCTCGGGGAGGACTCAGGCGACGTGGGCTCGCTGGCGTCGGACCGGATCGTCGAGGGCATCCAGCGCGACGCCCACGAGAAGGGTCGCGCCGAGGAGCGCGCTCGGTGGCTCGCCTCCCTTGAGCACTCGGCCGACGCCCATGGCCAGCGGGCGTGGTGGCATCACGACCACGTCACGGTGATGTGCGGCTCGAAGGCGAGCGGCGCGATCCACGAATCGTGGGAGCCGCTGCTGCGTCTCGTTCCGAGCGCCGAGTGCGCTCCGGTCCGGAGATGAAGATCGAGACCCGCTTCATGCTCTCGGCTACCGGCGCGACGCTCGCGCTGAGCAGTACCGGCGCTCTCGACGGTCGGAGCTTCGCCCAGTCGATGCTCGCCGTGGGCGGCTCGGTCCTGGCCGTCGCCGCCTTCTTCGAGCCCTGGGGCAATGAGGGCCCGAGCCCCGAGGGCAAGGGCCGCTTGGCCTCCGAGCCGTTGTCTAAGGATACTTGACGCGAGGGTGGGAGTCGTGTCTATAATTACTGCATGAACAACACCGCAAAGACCAACACCCCCAAGAGCGCCACCTTCCTGGTGGATGCCGACACCCTCGAGCTCCGCCCGGTGGCCGCCAAGGTCTGGGACGCAGAGACCCGCACGATGGACGTTGTCCTCGCCGACGGCGAGACGGTCCGCACGAGCGACGGCTACGAGGACCGCTTCGAGACCAAGGGCCTCGGCTGCACCGGTAACCTCCGCCACTGCGAGGCACTCGCCACTCGGGAGGCCGCAGTCCGGTCCCTCACTCCCGCTGAGCGGGATGCACGGGATGCCTTCTACACCAGCGAGAAGGCTGCCTACGACGCACTCGGTGCCCTCAAGGGCGACTGAGCAACCCGACCACCACAACCAAGGAGCACGACGATGATCTGGAATGTGACCGACCAGAACGGCGACACGATCGCCACCGCTGCCACCCAGCAGGGGGCCGAGGACCTCGCCTACGAGATGGAGTGCGATCAGCACCTCCACCTCGTCGAGCACCGGTTGCTCGCCGACGGAGTCCACTTCCTCTACGAGTGCGGGTCAACCCTCACCGTCGAGGGGGTGCGGTGATGTTCACCGACGATCCGCCCCTGATCTCCGATGCCGACATCGAGACCGCCGAGTGGCACGAGGCCGGGCGGGCCATCGACAACGAGGTCTGTCCGATCTGCGACGAGGCCCTCCGGCCGCTCGACCCGAAGTGGGCATCGAGCTACACGAACCCTCGCTACACCGCCGAGGCCGCGGCTCGCTGCGTCGGTCCGGTGAGCGAGGCTCATCCCCAGTACCACGAGTGGTGCATCAACCCGGAGGATGAGGACGACTGGAGCGACCAGAGCTGACGACATAGAGGTCATCCCCACGGAGGGGTCATTCCTGCCCGGGCGGGGGCTGAGGACTTCGGACCTTCACAGTCCACGATCCACCGAGAGGAGGTGACCATGGACGACGCCCGCCTTGCGGCGGCGCGCGAGCTTCTCCTCGAGGAGCGTCCCGATCTTCGGGACGACTTCGAGGCGGGGCACATCGCGCTCCTCGACGGCGACTTCGGCTCTGTGCGTGTAGTGCGCATCGAGACCGAGATCGTCGACCCGACGCTCAACTGAGCGCTGGGCAACGGCCGGCCTGCTCGGATCACCGGGCGGGGGAGTCGCGCACCCTGGCAACAGAACAAGCGCCACCAACCGCCGAAGTCCCAGCCCAGTGTCCGACCCTCTGGTCATCATGGCCGCATGGCTTCCATCACTGATCCACCCTTCCAGGTCTGGGTTGTCTCCCACTCCTACAAGCGGGGCAGCACGTCTGGCTCCGATCGAGCGCTGTTCGCAAGCGGCAACGCGGCGCGCCGCCATATTCACAACCTCTGGGGCCGCCACTTCGCCTACGTCACCCAGAGCGGCGACTCTCCTGCTGGGATGATGCCGGCCGAGATCGCCAAGCCCAGCGCGTGGCGCCTGGTCACCGAGCCCACCGAGCACCCCGAAGGCGAGACTCATGACGACTGCGCAGGGCACTTCGCCGGCGAGTGGGTGCCTGTCGAGGTGATCTGGCCCGAGATGCCCGGCACCAGGGAGGCTGGCTGATGCCTCGCCCCGTCACCCCGCTGCACCGGTACGCGCCGCTGGAGGCCGACCATCCGCTCACCGGCGATGCCTGCTCGATCTGCGGCCAGCTCCTCGAGGTCGGGCAGCGCCCGAGCCTGATGGCAGGCGGGCCAGCCGATGAGACCGAGGCCGAGCGCCTGCGCGAGGGCCGGCCCTACACGATGACCGCCGCGCCGGCCCATGAGACCTGCGCCTGGGCCGGCTGGGCCGAGCTCGCCGATGCCCTCGACTCTGGGCGTGATGATGCGGTGCTGGGCTGGGGCGGCTCGGCGCGGTTGGTCCCGATGCTCACGGCCCTGTGGGACCCGGGCGAGGAGAACGGCGGGTGAGGCCCGCACCGTGGCGCGCTGTCTGCGGCTGCGGCTGGGACCGAGGCTGGGCGCTCGTCGATCTCGAGCAACTTGCCGCTGAGGCCGAGCACATCTGGCGCTGCCCTGACTGCCGCCGGCAACACACCGTCCCGAGGGCGATGCTCGATCGGGCGGCCGCGGCTATCCCGTCGCCGGTGCTCGACAGCGGCGATCATGGTGGCCATGAGCCAGGGGCAGATCCCGAGGGGGCTGTGGGGTAGGCGGGCCAAGTGCGGCCATGTCGTCGACTTCCGCGTGAACGCCAACGGCCGCGAGCCGGCTGACCCTGGGCCATGGGAGCTGCTCCATCCGGTTGAGGCGGACCGCGAGCTCGACTCCACGGTCGAGGTGCATGGGGTCAAGGCCGGCCAACTCCGGGAGGAGTGCCCTGCCCGCTGAGCCCGGCTGCTGCTGGTGGTGCGAGCGGCCACTGGGCCGAGCGCCCACGGTCGAGGTGATGACTGCTGGCGGGTCCAAGGCGGTTCACGAGGACAGGTGCCTGGCCGCCTGCGAGCTCGATGACCACCGCCGCCGCCGGGCAGCCGCGGCCATGGAACCACCAAGCCGATTGCGGGTCTGACGTCCGGCCCGGTAGGTACGGTGCGGCCATGTCGATGCTCATCGCCGACGCCAAGCAGATCCCCCTTGCCGATGGCTCCGTGGACTGCATCGTCTCGAGCCCGCCCTACTGGGGCTTGCGCGCCTACGGCGACTCGGACGCCGAGCTCGGCCGAGGCGACTCGCTGACCTCCTTCGTGGCCGGCCTGGTCAACGCCGCCCGGGAGTGCCGGCGCGTGCTGCGCCCGGACGGGACCATGTGGTGGAACCTCGGTGACACGGCCTCGGGCTCGGGAGGCTCGGGCGGCGACTACAACACCGGCGGTTCCAAGGATGGCCGGCGGAAGTGGAAGCAAGGCGAGTCGGGCCTTGCGCGCGGGACCTGGTGCGGGGTGCCGAACCTCGTGGCCGATGCCCTGCGCGCTGACGGCTGGCTGGTCCGGTGCGAGATCGTCTGGGACAAGGGCCAGGAGCGGCGCGAGTCGCTCGCCCACGTTCGGCGCCCGAGGCCGTCTCACGAGATGGTGTTCATGCTTGCTCTAGCGATGGGCTACCGCTTCTGGCCCGAGCGCCTGGAGGAGACCGGATCGGTCTGGCACTTCCCGCCCTCGAGCGGCTCGGGCAAGGGCGATGCACCATTCCCTGACGAGCTCCCGACCCGGTGCATCGCGCCGGCCACCGAGCCCGGCGACCTCGTGCTTGATCCCTTCGCCGGCTCGGGGACCACGCTGCGCGCGGCCGAGTCGATCGGCCGGCGGGCCATCGGGCTCGATCTGTACGCCAGCCCATGACGCTCGGGCCTCTCGAGTGCGCGGCCATCGTGGCCGAGGCCGAGGTCCACGCTCAGACGACGGCCTCCGTCGAGTGCCGCGGCTGGCGCGTGCCCGCTCGATCCGTAGCGGCGGCCGTGCTCGGCGAGCTCGGGCTACCGGCCGGCGATGCGCAGGTGGTGAGGTACGGCGAGGGCGGCGGCTACGCCTGGCACACCGACGGAGCGGCGCGCGCCGAGACCGTGGTGATCCAGCTCTCGGACCCGGCCCGGTACGACGGCGGCGACGTCGAGGTTCAGCTCGCCGACGGGGCCACGCTCACCGCTGATCGAGCACAGGGCGCGCTCACGAGGTTCCCGGCCGACGCGCCGCACCGAGCCGCGTCGGTGACAAGGGGCGAGCGCTGGGTCCTGGTGGCCTGGACTCCTCGGTGACCTACCGCTCGGGATAGGTGGCGTTCTCAGGGAGTTCGGCGTTCAGCCTCGGCCGAGCAAGCGTGGTGTCATGGGCCCAGACGAGGAGGGCTTCCGCGCGCCGAGCGGGCTCGCACGGCCAGGGTGTATGACACGCCTCGCAGAAGCTCGAAGCGATCTCGCCATCATCATCGAAGGTGCATCCCTCGGTGTGGTAGCGCCAGATCACGGTCGAGTCGTAGGTGGCGCGAAGGCGATCCGGAACGAGTAATGCCCCGTCCTTCAGCCGAGCCACCTCGGCCTTCAGCCGGGCGATCTCATCGTTGCGGGCGTCCAGCAGGGCGACCCACTTCTCGGTCTCATCCATCGTCGTGCTCTCTCTCTCGTTGGTGGGTGGTCAGCGCCGGTGCGCTTCGGGCAGGTCTTCGACGGGGACGACGAGGCCGAGCCCGAGGAAGCCGTAGTGCTCGACATCGCCGATCCAAGCGGCAACCTCGGGGAGGAGGTGTTCGTACTGGTCGGGGTCGTCGAGGAACAGCACGGCGCAGGGGTGGGCGCGGCCGATGGTCTCGCCATCGAACAGCCCGACCGTGAGCTCGAGGCCGTGGAGGGTGTAGCGGTC